TGGCAGATCGTTAGCAGGCAGGCCTGCTGTCATGTAGAACGTGTTTGCTGTCCTCGCAGAGTTATTGTCTTGTGCAGGTAGACCTGCTGTGATGTAGAAAGTAGTTGCCATATCAACTCGTGGGAATCGTGATGGCAGTCCTTCTCAAGTGAGGATTGGTCGCACTCGTGTATGCCGTGCTGTAGTCCTCTGATCCTTCAGTCGTGGAAACGTAACCCTGGAGCGTGTCTCCACCTCCTGCACCGTTCTCGTTGAGTTCTACGTTGGTTGTCAGTCCACCATATAGAAAGACAAGGTGACCATTAGTATCTAATCTGTGATCTGTGTTCCCATCGAAGTCGTTCCATCCCTCCCAAAGAGTTCTGGTGTTCCCATCCAAGCCTGTTGTATTGTTTGTAATTCTGTTACCAAAAAACCATCCAATGTAACCTAAACCGTCATAGTTTTCAAATCCTGTGGTGTTTCCATCGAATACGTTTTGGATCATCACTTCCGTTATTGGTTGCTTGAGTCCAGTGGGATTGTCATAAAAGACACAACCGAAAACAGTTCCATTGGCAGGTCGGTATAGTCCTGCTGATACATTGTCGTGGAAACATGAGAAGAAAAACCTATCGTAGTTAGATGTTATAAATCCATAATCGTTTCCATAGAACACACATCTGACAAATGTATTGTACTGAGCAGCATTATTGGTAGTGAAATTGATTCCTGCTGAACCATTGTTATCAAAGGAGCAGTTGTTGAAGACAAGGTAATAACTTGCACCCACTCCAGATGCTACACCGTTTGTTACACTTCCTGTAAATCTAAAATTGTCGAATGAGTTGCAGTATGCAGCATTGAATTGAAGTGCAGGAAAGTTTCCACCATTGCAGTCCAGAGTTGCCCTGGTCCCATCGTTTGTTCCAGACGCATTCACTCCTATCCATCTAATGTATGATATTTCCGTTCCTACCAAATTCAACACACACCCTGCTGCAAGTGTATCCGTTCCCTTGCAATAGACCGTGTCGCCTGCTGCAGGAGGTGCGGAGTTAGTTCCTGCAATCGCATCTGCCATTGTCTTCCATGCATTGGTCCAATCGCTACCATCATTGTTGCCTGTGGCTAGATCAAAATTTGCGTACTTGGTTGCCATTAGCTCACCAACTTGTCTTGATAGTGATAGTTCACACCAACCACCTGACCATCAATTATGACAGAGTCAGAGTCTACAACGTGCTCACAGTTCTCGACACACAGTTCAAGTCCTAGCTCTATCCACTCTGGATGGAGGTTTGTGCACCATGAGACCTGTGCATTATTTGAGAACTTTCTCACCGTATCTGCAGGCACATCACAGTTGATCAGGTTGCAGCTATCGAACTCAAGCCCACTCTTGCCTTCAAAGATAGGAGTGTGTGGCAGCAGTTGGCAGAAGTTGTCACCCTTGAACTTGTGACCATTCTCGATCTCTGGCAGAGGCTTTCGACCCATGGAGTAATTAGCCATTATCCATGTCCTCCGTTTGGAACACGTTGTCACGAAGGTACTTGAACGTCACCCATGCGAGAGACATGATAGGATCTTTTCCACTCTTCACCCAGGCACGTTTCTGCTTCAGACTTAGCTTTCTCCAAATAGGAAGTCTCTCTGCTATCCTGTCCTGCAGTACTGCAAGCCTTGTCTGAATCTGTGAGGCAATAGCTGCCTGATTCGTTAGGTCGAGAATCATGCTAGTATCCTAATATAGATTTGTACTGTGACCTGTCAGGACTTAGCACTGACCTCTTTGCTGCCTGCTGCTTACGCAACTCAACATCAGTGGGCAACTTGGCAGCAGGGTTCGCCTGGGAAGCATTCGGCATCGCAGCAGGAGGAGGAGCAGTCAATTGCTGCAACGGATGCGTGTTTGCATCAGCAGTAGGCTTGTTGCTCATTCCACCTGCAGCAGCAATGCCAAGTCCTTGCAGCACTGTCCTTGGGTCATTGCCAAGGATACCAAGAGCAGCAAGGGCTAGACCGTGCAGAGTGTTCTTCTGCACCATCGGATTGCTTGCTCTCATGCCTTCGCCTGGACCGGAACCTGCAAAAGGACCAAGGGCAGACTCTGCAGCTTGCACACTTGGTTGCTCTCCTGTCTTACCTGCAACAGGATTGGAGATTGTGCCCATGCCCCCACCGGCACCTGCACCTGCCCCAGGACCGGCACCTTCGCCAGGACCGGATGCGTCAGCAGCAGCACCACCAAAGTTTCCACCTGTTGGTCCTGCACTGCCTGGGTCACCCATACCACCGTAGTTACCTGCCGGTCCAGGGTCTCCTGCAGGACTGGCACCAATGCCGGCATCACCACCTGATCCGTTTCCATTCCCCATGACAAGTCCTCCTTGTTATCGTAACATGTCAAGCTTGAGATACATAAACACTGTGTCGTAAAACTTATCCTCGTCAATGTGGTAGTGTGCTAGAGGTATGGTGCCCAACTCTTGAAAGCCAATGTACTTAGCCATCGTGATTGCTGCCTTCCTGCACACTGAGGTCTCAGCATACATGGTATCGATGTTGGCAAGGTCGAACACCTGCCTGATACCATTCAATGCAAGTCCTATCTTCTCGTACATGGTCACGTTGTCAAGATCGAAATAGGTGAAGTTTAAGAATCCTGACTTGTTTGGAATGTTGTAAGCAGACAACCAGATCATGCCTGTTGGTGTGCCCTCGACAAACCCAACGTATGTCTTGCACTTCCTCCAGTACATGATTGGATTCCACCTTGGGTCATCTCTCCACTCATCCCTGGTGTTGTAGAACGTGTCCTGTCTGAGAACAATGTGGTCATAGCACCAGAGCATCTCTGAGTCCTTGAATGACCACTGCCCATCATTCCACTTGTATTCGATCAGGTCTAACTTTCTCATTGCCCCACCAAGTCAAGTACCGTCCACAGAACCTTGGTTAGAAGACCAACCGGAGGTCTCCTGGCACGGATGCTTTTTCTGGAACGGTGAATGACAAAGGGCTAGGCAGTGAGCAGGTCCAGTCATTGCACGCACTGCACTGCAACTCGTAAGTCCCAGGCGGAAGGTTGGTCACATCGTACTTCACACCATACTCACCTGTTGGGTCCAACTCACCTCGTGGATTCCCAGGCAGACCTGCCATGGTGTAGTACTTAACCTGTTCACTTGGAAGTGGCGGATCGCAAACAATGTAAGGCATTATCTTCCTCTCTTCTTCGACATGATTGCTCGATGTGCACGTTTGGCAGTGGCTACATTCTTATAGGTGCGTAGCTTCTTGCCCTTGTTCTTGCCGTGGCAGTGATAGATAGATCTGCCAACTCGCATGACTCACCTCCATTAACTGAAGGTCACACCTGTATTGTTAATAAGGATGTGCCACCTTGTCGCACTCGTGGCAACACACAGCAGCATGTCATCAGTGTCAGGGAATGTGGCAAGGTCATTTGTGCCATCCCAAGTAGCACTGGTGCAATCAGCAGTGGCATTGTTGGTCGAGTCCGTGCATATAATAAGGATCACCTGACCAACATACACAGGATCGCAACCTGTTATGTCAACACCACTGCCAAGCAGGTGCACTGTCTTGGTCATATCTGCCACACCATCAGCAGTGTAGGTCTTGTATGACAGACACAGTGGACCAGTAAGTAGCTGCAGCACACCCTCAAGCTTGTCCCACTTGCCACTTCCAGTGTCTGTGACCTGATCCAATAGGTCTGTGAGCAACCCAAACTTTCCATGAACAGTAGCAGCCATTATCTGCCCCTCCTTTGGTTATGCATATATTGTGGATCAAATCCACGCTTTACCTGCATGGTGGCATGAGGCAAGCCTTTCTCTTGGTCTATGTACACGTTCTCAGCGAAGGTAAGTGCCAGTGCGTCTGCAATGTCAGGTGACTCCAGGCCTCTGTCAATCAGGTCTTCCTTCCTCTCAAGCATGATGCGGTCAGCACCATCAAAGCAGTACTCGACACTGATCAGTTGGGACTTGAGCCTGTCATCGTGAGCCATGGTCCCACCTTCCTTCAGCCAATCTCTCATGCGTGCCCACATCTCAGCACGCTTGTTCTTGTACAGGTTCTCCTTCTCTGCTCGTGAGCCAAAGTTGATCTCAGTGATTGGATAGCTCATTTGCTTGAGCCTGTCCACCACACCTGCTCCGATCCCTGTCACATCGATGAAACATGCGTGTGCGTCCCACTCCTTGATCTCTCTGCCCACTATGCTTGCCAGGGTCATCAGGTCCAACTCACGGAACCTCTGTATATCGACTACCTGCAGTCCTTGTCTTTTGACAATGACCGATTCTGAATCTCCGAATCTGGCAACGTCCACACCGATAATACGTGGCAGGTCGTTCCAAATTCTTTGGTGCAGTTGTCCTCTGTCCATAGCCTGCTCAACGATGTCAACAGGTATGAACTGAAGCGAACTAGCACGAGGCAACTCACCCAATACCCTAACACGGACAAAGTCTGAGTCCAACCCATAGTCATCTATCCACTGCTGCAGCTTTGCCTTGTCTGTCATTAAAGCTTTGCGTGAGTCTACCTTGTAGTGCAACCATCGCTTGCTGAACCTGCCCCCAGGCATGATCTCTCTGAACCTGCCCACGTTACGAGTGGGGTTGCCGAACACAAACCACATTGATCCTGGGGTTGTCATCGCACCTTCCGCCACCTCATAGATCACATCCTCGATGGCAGATCCTTCATCGAATATCATTATGACATGCTTCTCGTGGGTGCCGGCAAAAGCCTCTGACCTTTCCTTGCTCCATGTAACTGCTGTTGCGAACCATGTATCCTTGTCACTCTTCTTGCTGAACTTGGTTGCTGACCATTCAAACCAGTGACCATTCAGTGCAAGCTTCTGCCACTTAGCCAACTCTCTCCATGTCTTGTTGAGCAATTGCTCCTTGGTGTTGGCAGTGCAGATGATCTGAGGATGTGCTCGTGTGCTCATTGCCCACAGTATGATCCACGCAATCAGTGCGGTCTTGCCCACACCATGACCAGATGCCACGTTGATCTGGATAGCACCTTTCTGGTCAGGGTCGAGTAGTTGTTTGTGGACAGTGTCCAGAACCTCTGCTTGCCACTGATCAGGGCCGGCAAACTTCTCAAGTGCCCCAGGCTCACCCCAAGGGAATGCCCACATAACATAACCAAGAGGGTCACTGAAGAAATCAGCAACCCTCTCCATGATCATGGTCTCAGCATCTATTGTTCTTTGAGCAGCAGCAGGCATCAGAACCCAGGTTTCATTTTGCTCTTGAATCTTCCAAGCACATCCTTCAGCTTCGGCCAAATGACATGCTCGACTGCCAGTGTCACACCGACACCCACGAGAAACACAAGTACAACATAGGCATCCATCATCTCACACCTCCACTGAATAGATTGTTTGCTATGAAACTGAGCAGGACCAGTGAACATATCACTGCAGCAGCACTGACCGCAATGACTATCCACACTGCCTTTCTCATTAACTCACTCCACTTGTGATTGTTCCGTTGGCTACAGTGTGAGTGATCGTGGTGTTGGACCCCACATTGCCAGTGTGCGTGAGCACCAGTGAAGCAGTCTTCGCCTTTACAGGATACCCACAGATCGTGCACCTTGCGAATCTGTTGTTGCGAACACCAGAAGCCAGACCACCTGTTGCCTCATACGCATTGGTGATCGTGATGCTTCCTCTTCCACAGTTCTTGCAAGTCAACGTCAATGAAAAAGATGCAGCACCCATAATGTCCTCCTCTTAGCTCTAACTTAGGTTACGTGGTCGAATCAACCACAGGCTCAAAGAACCTGCACCCAGGAGGTTGAAACTCCTCCAACCCAGGTCCAGGCAATGTCCTACAGTTTGTAGGTCTGTCCTCATAGATGCTGCAGAGGTTGTCCTCAGTCAGCATGTTGCACCTGCATGGTGCGAACAACATTGCACTCTTGCCATCAGGAAATATCTTGATCAGGAAGTTGTGGTATCCCATCCAGTCCTGATCACTCTCGATACAAGGCCAATCGATGATCATGCCCACATACTTGCAGCATAGACCACACTTCTTACACTGAGATGTTGGTGTGCTCATACCAGTTCAGCCTATAGTGAACAGTCGTAGCTGCCGTGCCCACAAACCTTATACTGTAGTCCTCGTTCTGTTTCAGAATGATCTCGTTCTCTCTGTTCACACTGCCTGCTGTCTTGTTTGCTCCAACCACTCCACTCTCCAATGTGGTTGCACCTGCCACTGCAGTGTCTACATTCGCATCTGCAACTGAAGCATTCGCAATGCCCTTTGTCACCACTGTTGCAGTGGTAGCACTGTTCCTGTCATTGTTCCACGGAGTGAGACCAGTGCCTGCTTGTGCTATGGTCACATTCTCGTACACGTACCAGTTTGTGGTGTCGGTTACATCGAACTCAAGTAGGAAGTGTGCCCACTTGGTCGTGTTTGGTGTGGTGATCTGAATGTCATAAGCTGCATTGAGTCCAATCGAAACACTGCCGGCTAATGTGAAATGAGACCCATCATGGATCTCGTGGTGAGCATAGTCGATGATCTGCAGGGTGTTGGTGTATTTGTCCAGGCGAAGAGGTTGAGCAGAACTGTCACTCGATCTGAATCCACGTATCGACCTTCGTGCACCTTCAGTGTCTGCCATCTTTCACCCCAAAGATTCTGTCCCACCCTTCACGGTAGGCATCGTTCACAAGTGCGTGTCCTGGGCAATAAACATTGCCTGTCTTCTCTTCTTTGTTCCACCACCACTTACGCACATCCTTGCTTTCATCAGGTGTGATCAGTGGTTCCCACTTCTTTCTGTTGCTCATGCTTCGATCTCAACTCCTGCAATCGTTTTTCAGCCTCTGCAAGTTTCTTCTCAAGATCAGAAGACGAAAGCTCTAGCTCCTGCTTGTCTTTCCATCGAGAAGGATGACGATTCATAAGCCAGAATCTTTGTGCTTGGAAATTCCTCTGCCACTTCTTAACAACCTTGGACTCCACCATGTCACCATTTGGATCTCTCTCAATGGTAACCTCTTCAAACTCCTTACCAATCGCATCCTCAAGCAGTGCTTTCTCAACAACCTCAGAATCATAAATATCCTTACCCTCAAGAATTGCTGCCTTGAAGTCAGGATATTCTTTGCACCAATTGTAGAATGTGCCGTTGGATATTTGAAGTGTGGTGGTTATTTCTGCATTGGTCATTCCCTGGAGTGCGAGTTGCCGTGCAACTTCGTTAAGTTTTGGTGAGTAAACTACTTGGCCCATCAGGTCTCCGATATATTTTCCTACCTAATACTAGAACCTGACATTTCCTGGGCTTTTCGTTTCAATCTCGATATGGCTTTATCAAGAGTATTGGCTTTCTTTTCAAGTACTTTGCAAACATCTGCCCTGGTCAAACCAAGGCCCAACAACCTGACAATTTGCCTCTCCATGTGAGTGAGATAAACATTAGAGGCAATATTATCGAACCAATTTTCATTCGGCACGATCTGCTCCAACACATGAGGGTCCACAACCATTTCCCTTTGTGGAACGTATTCCTCGTTCACATAGTCTTCAGCTTCATCACAGAGTGTTGTGCAAGTTTCACGTTGAAAGCAGGTTCCGCAGTACATGTCATATCCTTTCGGTCCTCCACTCACATTCTGTTGGGCAAAACTCAGGGTCAAGCCTCTGGTGCATAGCACAAGCAATCATGTGTGTTCGATTAAACTTGTCACGCAGGCACCCATGCTCGTATAGACCATACGGCTTAACTTTGTCAGTCTTTCTTTTCCCACCAGTACTTCTCTTTGTGCTTCTCTTTGAAGTACCCATCATCAAAACCTCCGTTGCTCTTTGGGTACATTATGAATAGGATGAAACCAACCACGAGGAGAAACAGCAACCACTCCTGCAGACAGAAATTGATTACATGCATTGAGTCACCTTGATTGCCAGTCCAACAATTGCCACGATCAGCAGCAGCACGCAGGCCCATATTGCAGTGCCTATTCCCAGGCACACAAACTTGTCTATGTCCATCATTTCTTCACCTTCTTCTTTTGCTTCTGCTGCCCCACACGTTGTTTGCTTGTGTCTTCCACGGCACGCAGCACATGAGTAGCACCCTCGCACCCACCAAACTTGCCCCACTTGGCAGAAGGTCTCAGGTACTGCTCACAGGTAGCATCAGCACTATTGCTCCATCCGATTCTGTGCCGGCACCCATCACACGCAGGCATACAGTTGTAGATGATCATAGCTCTTTCTTTTTGCCTCTTGCCAGGACAGTCCTCTTCACTCTGTTCTGAGTCATCTGCTCGTCAAGTTCTTTTGATCTCACGGCACCACCGCACTTAGGGCAGAAGCCGGCCACATTGCCTACCATGTCAGCATGTGACCACTGCTCTCTGCACCCCATGCAAATGAATGGCTTGTTCTTTTTGTTCTTATCTGGTTTTGGCTTCTCAGGCTTCTTCTTCAATTCCTTTGCCATCTTTCTTCACCACCTTTCCGCAGTCCACGAGTCTGTACTCGTGCAACCCATTCTGGTTGGTCCTCACGTACACGAAGGCCAGGACGCATTCTATCAGAGGGTCAGGAACCCATTCGCCCTTCTCTTCGTCAGCACTATACTTTGGAGTATATTCCAGTATGACACCGTTCTTGGTCTCACTGCCAACAACCTTCCAAACGTGCTCACCGATCTTCAAGGCACACAGTGGCATCACTCTCTCCTTATCAATCCTTTACCATTACAACGAGGACAAGGTGCAGCTACAGTGTATACACGAGCATCTTTCATCTCCTGTAACCGCACCTTGCCTTTGCCATTGCACCTGGGGCACCGGTCAATTTTTATTATTTTACCCACGGCACCAGAGACAAACACCCACACCAGTGAATAAGCCAAGGGCAAAACTCAAGACCACCCACAGATAGTTGCAGGGCATGACACACTCCATGTCATTTGCTCTGCTCAAAGTAGATCTTGACCAACACTACCAATGGCAGAACAAAGACAAAAAGGAAATCCAAGACCTTGTAGAAGTCCATTACTTGCACTGCCCCTTTACCCACTTTACCCAGGTGCAGTCAGTGACCGAACTCGTATTGCCGACTCCACCTGATCCGTCAGAAGCTGAACCAGATCCAACACCTGCCCCACTTGCTCCGCCAGACGAACCACCTGCTCCGCCAGAACCACCTGAGCCTGAGCCACCTGAGCCACCGTTTCCGCCTGAGCCACCATTTCCGCAACCACCTGATCCACCACCTCCGTGTCCACCACCATGTCCACCACCTCCGTGTCCACCACCGTGACCTCCGCCAGGACCACCACCACCGTCAGAGTTGCCGGCACCACCACTGTTTCCGTGCCCACCATTTCCGCCACCCTGCCCAGGTCCACCGTCACCACCGGAGTTGCCACCGTGACCACCAGAACCTCCGCCACCACCGGCACCTCCGCCACCACCGGCACCACCACCACCCACGGAAAACGCAGGTGTGGCAAACCACATCATCACTGCAAAGCACATCACAATTGCCAAAAGCTTTTTCATAGTCCTCTCCTTAAAACGGTATCTTGTCATCCTTCGGTTTATCTTTCTCTGCCCCATCCTTGGCAGTGCCTTGTACCTTTGGTATCACACGCACCTCACCCTTCGCATTGATGTACGTCCTGTACTTCTTGGTCCCATCAGATGCGTCCCAGGATTCGGTCTTGATCGACCCTTCAACAAAGAGACCATCGCCCTTCTTGGCTTGACCAACCCACTCAGCCTGCTTGCCCCACACCTTAACAGTGTGCCACTCGACTGACTCTTTCCATTCACCATCCTTCTGGTAACGCTCAGTGGTTGCCAGGGACAGTGTGGCAACAGCAGTGCCTGATTGCATGTACTTCACTTCTGGATCTTTGCCCAGGTTGCCCAACAGAAATACCTTATTCATGTGTCACCTCACTCGACCATTGGTCCTATGAAAACGTATTTTGTGTCTATATGCTTCTTGTCCAGAATCCTATTGCAGTTGTACTTCTTCGGTTTACAAGTCACCTGATCTATACGGCACACACCTTCAAGGTGCCACGGACAATCAGGCCGGCCTATTTTTCTTTCTGCTTGCTGCTGCAAGCTTCCTTCTAACTTTACTCCTTCTCCTGCTGATCGAGTTGGGTTGTTTATCTCGATAGATCGTGATGGTTTCATTTCCATTTTCGATCACCTTAATTGGGACTGGTCGTGGTCTCTGGTCCATTGCTGATCTCCTCCGCCTTCTTCACCACGGTTGCTCTCAGCCCACGCAGTTCCACAGTCACGGTCTCACCCTTATCCGTGGTCACTATCTCCTGCATGTTGTTCTTCGACTTCTCGATGCTGATTACATTCTGAATCGTGAGTGGTTGCCTTTCATCAGAGAACACGTAAGACTTGTAAGCAAGGTTTACCAATTCCATTTCTCTTCTCCTTTCTCAAACTGTGATTGCAATCTTGACAGCATACTCGTCACTGTACCGCACCCTCTCTGTGATGTTGAGGATGTGCCGTGGAGAATCATCGTGGATAGCACCTGCCTCAACCAACCCATCGAGGATAAACTTTTTGGCAAAGGTGACGTTGTCCCAATCTCTCACCCTGCCACCTGCTTTTTCAAAGAACAAGAAGTCGATTGACACCTGATCCATGGTGTCGCATGGGAAGTCACCTGCTGCTGCCAGGGACCGCACATACTCTGCAACCAGGGACGTTTCCGCCTTCTTGAGCCTGTAGTATTGTGCCCAATGCTTCTTGGCAAGTCCGATCACATCATTGAGCGAAGGGAACTTGTGCGTGATGGTGAAAAAGAAAATCTGGCTCATTTGTCCACCCACTCGTTGTTGTGCCACACCTTCCTGATCTTCCAATCAGAGATCCTGTCCACACCTATCACACGAGGTGGTTTGTGGTACACAGGGTCCACATCTTCAATCAGGTAATCCTCAAGATCTTTCGCATTTTCCCTGATATGCTGCAATGCCTCTTCCTCGATCTGTCTGATTCTTTCATTTGTGACGTTGAGAATAGCAGCAATTTCCACCTGACTCAAGGGGGTTTTTTCTTTTTCCATAAGATCCCACAGACAGGTGTACTTCATTTCCATGAGCCGGTCCACGATCTGATCCACACTCATAGCCTTGTTGAGACTCTTGTTCCGAATAATATCAATGAGATGATAACGGCAACCGATATGAATGCACACCCCAAACTCCTGCAGGGTGTACGAGTTACCGGAGCACTTCTCTGGTCTGATCTTTTCCACATCGAGCATGGCAGCTTTCATTGCTGCCTCTTCTGGATCGAGGTGGTAACCTCTTATCTTTTCACGGTATTCCTTCTTGCAGTACTTGCAGGACAGTGAGTACCTTGGTTCTCCGTTACGCTTGTAGCCGGCCTTGTCAAAAAATTCTATCGTGTTGGGATACGTGGTTCCACATCTGTTGCATGTCTTGGTGTCCATTAGTTTCCTCCAAATAGATCAGTAGTTTGTGGTTTCTCTTCAACCGGACTATTTGACAACTTCACAGTTTTCGTGACCTTGTCATATATTCCGGTCACTCCTCTCCTCGCATTGATCTTTGAGATCGTGTCCATGTTCTTCTGAAACTGCTCCTTACCCATACCTGTGTAGCACTCTCTGCACAACCATGGTGCGTGCTCAGTCTCTGGTTCCTGTATGCACACAAGGTCTACCTTCATGCACCTTGAGCACCTCATGCCGTACCTGATCACGAAGTCCACCCTGTCAGCAGAGAACAGTCCGTGCTTGTCCCTGGGAAATCCCATCACTTACCTCCTTCGTTTTTAATTTTCTGGTTCCACATCTCGATCCATTGCTCTCTGGTAGCACGCTTGCCGTGCCCCTGCTTTCTGAAGTCATCAAGAAACTCTGCAATGAAAACGATGCCGGCATTCTTTGCAGAGTCGATCATCTCAGGATATGGTTTCCAAAACTCAACAAGCAGGTCTTCATCCAAACGGACCATGGACTGCCCATTATTGATTTTCAGAAACTTGTCCACCTGTCCCTTTCCCTGGTTGAACTTCTTCCAGTTGAGCACCCATGTCCTCCATGCCATATCCCATCTTTTCATGGTGCTTCCTTTTGCAATGTGATAGGCCTTGAACTTCTCAAACTCCTCTTCGATTGCCTTTCCCTGTAGACCTCTCCAAACTGCAAAGTTGGTCATCTCATTGCTGAGTGAAAAGTCTTCTGTTAAAGAGGTGGACTTTTGAATTGGGCCTTTCTTTCTCTTTTCTTTCTTTTCTTTCTTTGTGGGTGGGATCTCACCCAGGTTTTGGGTGGGATTCAACCCAGGTAGTGGGTGGGATTCCACCTGGGTGGGATTCTCCACTGGGTGGGATTCCACCCAATGCTTGTCGTATTTTGTGGTAGAACCATGCCTCTCGATCATGCCCAATTTGGTCAGATCTTTGAGTGCCCATTTTACACTGTCCAGTGGTGCGTCTATTGCATTTGCAAGATAGGTCTGAGACATCTCCCTTTCCGTGGGATGACCCTTCCAACCCCAGGTGTTTCTGATCACTGCCAGAACGATCCTGCTTTTAATGCAAAGAAATTTGCATTTAGACAGGTCTTCCAGAACCTCATTCGCTATTCTGGTGTAGCCATCCTCAAGATCCTTTGCCATTTTTCACCTCCAATTCCTCGAAAAATTCCCACAGTCCAGGGTGAGCCTTCCTTGCCCTCTCCTCTGCCTCTTTTTCCCAATCTTCCCATGGCCGGTTGTTGTAATCCAAGTCCTCACAGTGACCGTCATCAGGTTCAATCGAGTACTTCCTCTTCCTCTCCATGTTCGTCATAGAATTTCTCCTTGTTGTCCACCAGGGTGCCATAGATCTCCTTTCGAATGTCCAGGCCTCTCCTGTCCTTGTCTTCCGAATACTGGATCTTCATGGGTTGCTCAAGGTCGTACTCACTGGCAGCAGCAGGAACCTTGCAACCCTCGCACTCTCTCTGCAGCTTGCATCTTTTGTGGTACTGGCAATGAACGTCTTTGAACATGGGTCACCTCCTCCTTAAAAGATAATCACTCTCGATTCAAAAGTCAATGCCTTTTTCACATGGCGAATCTATTATAATAGTTTTACCAGGGAAGTCAAGAAAAATCTTTGGCACACACCTTGCATACGGATTTTACCGGCTAAAAACTTTTTTTCTTTTTTTCAAAAAAAAAGCTTGACACCCTCAAAAAAAGGTTTATAATTATAGACAACATCAAGGAGGAAACCATGCAGAGAATGAGAATCAACAAAGGAAACTGGACTGGTGAGGATGCAACCATCCATTACGCCAGAACAAACAGCAACCACATTCTTTTCACCACTGAGAACCTGGGGTCATTCATCATTAGGATGGAACCTGACTATGATGGGTACGAGGACCACGAGAAGTACGATGTGTACAACGTGTGGGTCAGAGAGGCAAACGGAAAGGACACTGTCATTGCAGGATTCGTTCATGTGATCAAGGACAGCAAAGGTGCCGTGCCCCACAACGAGAGGACTCAGGTGGTTGCCTGGGACCACCCCTGCATGGGAATCGAGAGGCAGGCAAGAAGCAGCAGTGTCAATAGGGTCGAAACACTGGTCACTGCTTGTGCCCAGGTTCTTTTCAACCTGATCTAAAAAAGCTTGACATTGTCGGAAAAAGGCGTATCATATAGGTGAACATCAGGAGAAAGCAAATGACAATCGAGTTTGAAATTCTGGAAGACAAGATCGAGCAGATGTACGAGACCAGAAACGGTGTAGCAGCAGAGTGGCTTGATGCTACCGGAGACAGGAAACTGGTGCTGTTCAAGCAACTCTGCCTGATCGATGACGAGATCATCAGACTGTCAAGGGAAGCAGGTCTGACCGGAGAACCGGAAGACAGTGGGATGGAAGACTACCTGGGGATTGAGGACAGATAAGGAGGAGACCATGGAATCACCCTGGAAAGAAGAGATTGCAAAAGCGTATATCGCAGGCCTGCTTGGAGAACCAATTCCTAACGATTTCGAAAAGGCCTACGAGGAAGGTTGTAGAGACAGGGAAAACACGATTCACAGACAATCACCTAAACAGGAACGGAGGTAACGAACATGGTAGGAAACAGAACATTCGTGGTATTGGCAGCAGGTGGACCTAACGGCCTGGAAGTGATCAGGCACCCCAACACGGAAGAAGACCTTGCCGTGGAGAAGGCAGAGGTAATGTCCAAGGATTGCCCTGGTAAGACCTTCTACATTGCAGAGGTCTACATGAAGGTGGTGACTCCGCTTCAGCCTGCTACGGAAATCACCAGACTTGAGTAGCCGGTGGGGGCTTCTGCCCCTGCCTGGAGACCGAATGCGGAATCCTAGGTCACAACGCATTCAGCAAACCTCTGACTACCGTGGAAGGGGTCAGAGGGGTCTCCAGAGAGTGGCAGAAAAAAAAGCTTGACAAGGATTTTGAAAAGCGTATAATAGTAGCCAACATCAAGGAGGACACCATGAAGAACGAATGCGGAAAGACGAGGAAAGTGGAAAACCCCTACGAGATCTGGCAGTCAATCGATGGCACCTGGGAATACAGGGTGCTCAAGAAGTATCAGGGACCGGACAAGGAGAAGACCAACCGGTATGCACGGTGGTTCTGTGCGGTTAAGTCACCCTTCACCTATGGTTCCTGGGAATACGGTGACACCTACGTGATCGATGTGATCAGCAATGCCAGGAAGGTTTTCCCTGTTGGCGAAAACATTGTCTACAACGTGAGGATTCCTAATGCGGTTTACGAGGAGGTCAAGTAATGAAGACCTACACGATTCAATACGTGACAAGTGGCAGAAAGGTGAAGGTGCAGGCAGTGAGCCTGTTCCAAGTAATCAAGCACTGGTTCCCTGGTGCAGATGGTGGGATGTTCGATGAACCTCATGGCCTGGGTGAAGTGTGGGACGAGAAGAGGATTACTCGTGCGTACATCAGGGAGGTGAAGTGATGGAGAAGCCAGTGGTTGTGAAGGTCTTCGTGACGTTTGAGAATGGTCAGTGGATTGTCACCTCTGGTGGCAAGGTCAACGGCAAGTTTCAGACCATGCGTGAAGTCGATCAGATGTTGGCAATGTCAAGGCTTGTGGCGGATAGGGTGACAGACCGGAAGGTGCGGATAGTGACATTCGTGGATATGGCAAACCCTGGAGAAACGATTTTCTAAGGAGGACAAGTAATGAAGGCAAGACTGGAAAGACTGGACGAGTTGGTTAAGGAGATGGAGAATGACGAGGAGATTCGTGCAGTGCACAATTTCCTGATCGGCTCACTGGCAGCAGACACTGAAGACAAGGTGTGGGACAGGTCTCTTAGGATTGCCAAGGAGTGCGTGGAGAAGTACATCAGAGGAGGTAAGTAGTCATGGCGAAGTTGAGCAAGAAATACATGATGTATGGCCGGCCCAGGAGAAAGCTTTCCATACCTTCGTGTGCCTTCTGCAAGAACGGAAACGATGTCGGCCAGAGATCGAAATGTTGGAAGGGACTGGCGGAAGGAATAGCAGGGTGCTTTACTCTTGCTGCCAAGTACAGTGACGCAATCTTCAACGAGCAGGAAGTGGACACGGACTTTGAGGAAGAGAACGAGCACGCTCAGATCAAGTAAGGAGGACGGTCATGGGAATGTACACAGAGATCAAAGGCGAAGAGGTGAAGTTTTCTGGAAGACTGGCAGAGGCAGCTTTCCATGTAGGTGTGAAGATAAGTGGTGGGGTGGTCACCATGACCCACGGAGAGGTCTGCAGGGTGGTCCGTGCAATGGTGGACATGTTTGAGAAGGGTGTGAGTCTGGTCATGGTGTATGACATTACCAAACTTGAATCGGATGCACGGAAACTTCGCTTGCTTGCAGAGTGGACCCACGAGAATTACGAACTGGACACAATTACTTTTGCATGAGAGGAGGAAACTATCATGGCAACTGAAGCAAAGAGAGGATGTGGCTACAGGAAAGTGCATGGGACGTATCTGGTCTCTGGTGCACTGGAGAAGGGATGTGACAGACTTCCATTTGAGTTGGTCGTTTGCCCCTGCTGCGGAGAGGGCATCAAGCAGGCAAGAGGCTTCAAGTGGATCGATCCCATCAAGCTGTTTGGCACACACTTGGGATGCAGTGACGGTCCTGGGTGCCCCATGTGTTCACCTTCTAACGTGTTCACGAAACGTGTACAGGACGAGATCGTGAACGTGAAGGCCGGCTTGATTTGGGTGGGTGAGAAGTTCTACACAACTGGTGAGTTTCTAACTGAGGCTTCGATGCTTGGTGTGTCGAGAAGAATTGCCGGCTTGCCCAATGACTTTGTGATTGGTGAGACCTACGTGTTCCTGGCCCATGCAAAGTCATGCTGCCATTGGGACAGAGAGGCAGTCGATGAAACGAGTGGACAGAAGGGTGCTCTGGTATACACCCCTGGAATCTTCTGTGCCTTCAGACCCACTAGGGTGGAGTACATCGTGAAGCAGTCTGAGTACGAGACATACCTGCGTGGTCGCAATATCCTGGCCTCAATCGATGACGATCAGGACGCAACCCTCAAGGACATCCTGTCTGACATCGACTACAAGATCTACAAGTCCCTGGCCGATAGGGTGAAGCGTGGGATGACCCTGGTGCCGGTCCCTGATGATGATAAAGATCACCAGTAGCCTTTTGGCCCTGTCCCTGGTTGGGGTGTACTGGTGGATGCAAGATCCACTGGTCACCCTACCTGGGCACGGCACCGGCCTTGCACCTCATATCGTGAAAGAGGCACACCGGTATCACGGAATCAGGGAGTCCCAGGTGGACCAATTCGGATACCGGTTCTTCTATCGTGATGGGAAGAGGTGCCGGCTACTCAACAAGAATTTTTTGAAGCATTATAAAAAGCCCCTTGATCATTCAGAAAAAAGGAGTATGGTGCCAAACCATGGAACTGAAAGAAGGCCTCTACCGCATTGACCCCAAGACATATCACGCATTGCCGATCATCAGCTACACTGGTGTGAAGGAGTTCCAGAAGTCTCCTGCCCACTACAAGGCAATGCTCGATGGAGAGAAGAACGAGACCCAGGCAATGGTCTTTGGTGGTGCCTACCACTGCTTCCTTCTGGAGAACAACCTGTTCGCCAGTCAGTATGCAGTGAAGCCTGCCGGCATGAATGCCAGGACCAAGGAAGGTCAAGCCTGGATGGAGCAGCACAAGGACAAAGCGATAATCTCCAACGATGAAATGGAGAAGATCAGGGCAATGGCAAAGGTGCTGTGGGCACATCCACAGTGGGATGTCTTCCAGAGGGGTGCTGAACGTGAGACCTCCATGATCTGGAAAGACCCCATCCACGAGGTATGGTGCAGGACTAGGATCGACCTCCTCTCCACGGTCCTGCGTCTACCTGTGGATTTGAAGTCAACCACGGATGCAAGCCCACGAGCATTCTTGAAAGCATCGTTCAATTTGGGATACCACATTCAAGCTGCCTGGACAATCAGGGGTCTCAAGCAGATCACAAAGCTGCACCACGAGACCTTTGTGTTCATTGCCCAGGAGAAGACAGAACCTTATGCGATAAACGTGTTTGAGGCACAACCTCTTTTCATAGAAGCAGGGCACCGCATCATAGACGAAGTGCTGCCACGGTACAAGGCCTGCCTCGCACTGGACCAGTGGCCTAGCTATGACCCTGCAGTGAAACCATTAGACCTGCCTGATTGGGCAATGGAGGAGACAGATGGAAAAACAGGAGATATTGTGGCAGATTCAGACGAGACTGAAGGCACCAAAGAATCAGTTTAACAACTTCGGCAAGTACAAGTACCGGTCATGCGAAGACATCATCGAAGGATTGAAGCCGATCCTTGCAGAGTTGAAGTGCACGGTCAAGATGATGGACACTGTTGTTCAGATCGGAGACAGGTTCTACGTGGTTGCTGATGCTGTCCTTGCCGGCCCTGATGGTGAGGTGATTGCTGAATCCCAGGCCTATGCCAGGGAACCAAAGGAAAAGAAAGGCATGGATGAATCTCAGATCACTGGAGCTACGTCATCCTATGCCAGGAAGTATGCCTTGAACGGACTGTTCCTGATCGATGACAACGTGGATTCGGACTACCTGCAGAACGGCCAGAAGTACGAGCAGGCAGCAGACAAAACTCCACCCCAGGAAAATCCTTATAAAGTCGAGGACTTACCAAAGAGTAAGGCAAAGGCCGGCAAAAAGAACCTAACCCCTGCTACTAAAGAGGGTGAGAAAAGCGATCCTGGGGCAAACCAGACCCCTTCCCAGGCATTGGACAAGATAGAAGAGGTCTTCCAAGGCAGCAGGCCGGTAGAAGTTGGGGAATCCATGAGGTACGAGACCCCTGTCTCAGCCGATCCTCTGGTCAAGGAATTTGAAGACGAAATGAACAAGAGGATGGATGTGCTCGACAAGACCGGATCTGGTACAGTGGTGTCGGCAAAAGTCATCGATGCCTTCATTTTGTACCTCAGAAACAAATACAAGATGGAAGGCACCCTGGAGGACTTGAAGTCAAGGAACGTGTCATCCGGTAAGATGGATGATCTGTGGGACCAACTGATTGAATACCTGACCAAGAAATGAGGAGGACTTGGAGTATGCACAAAATCATCGTGACATCTGACTGGCACTGTGGTGCTGCCACCGGACTGACCAACATGGACATGGACTGTGGCAAAAGCGAACTGGTGCCGTATCAGGACCGGAGAGAAGAACTGTGGAATATCTTCACAAGGGTCATGCTCGACAATGCAGAGGCAGACGAGTTGTGGGTGGTGGGTGATGTGATCAATGGACCGCACCGTGGAGAAGCCAAACGTGACAACCTCAACAACGTGATCGATCAGCAGTGTGTGATGGCAACATACATCTTCGACTGGATTCGTGACCACACCAAGATCAACAAATTCCTGATCGTGGAAGGCACGGAATGGCACGTTGGTGATGGCACTGCGGAGAGAGGCATAGCTCAACGTGTTGGTGCAGTGGCAACCAAGGGCAAGATCGTTGAGAGGCATGGGATGTTCATTGATGTGAAGCACGGCATTGGTGGCAGCAACCGGCCACACCTGCACGGCAATTCACTCCTGGCAGAATACGAGGCAGCAGTATCAAACGCCAACAGGCACGGCACCAAGATACCTGATGTGATCATCCGTGCACACCGGCACGTATTCGACAAGCGTGAGGGCATCTGCATGAGGAACGGCAACAAGGCCTTTTGGGTAGGTGTCATCCTGCCGGCACTGCAGACATGGGGCAGTGACTATGCCAAGAGGGTCCATGCAAGCACGTTCCCTGATGTCGGTCTCGTTGTGCTTGAAGTGGGAAGAGGTGAAGGTATCAGGATTTCATCAAACATCTTCAACCTGCGGAGTCAACTGGCATGAACGTGATCATAGACAGCAAGCCGGTCTCAGGCAACCCTACTGCAAAGTGGTGCTACGCTTGCAACCGACAACTTGAGACCACAGAGTTTGACAAGGACTGCACACGAAGAGATGGTGTGCGGAGCAAGTGCACTTGGTGTAGGAACCAGTACATGAGAAACTACATGAGAACGTACCGACAAAAAAGGAGAGTGAACCATGGTTGAGCCATACACGATTGTTGCTGTTGAAGTGGTGGACATGGAAGGTACAAAGAGATCCTACCGGCACGAGGTGAACAGGTGGGACATGGACTGTTACGAGATGGGTGAGATGTTTGCCAACCTGCTACTGGCAATGGGGTTTCATCCTGAGAATGTGAATGATCTGTTCTGTGATGACTGCGTGGACAGGGTCGAGAATGACACCCTCCAATAATGCTGCCCCTCCATTCAGCCAGGAATCCTATGACCTCAGCTTCAAGGCTGAAGTCAGGTTCCACGAGTACCTTCACAGGATAGGCCTGGACCATGTGTGGGTCAACGAGCACGGAGAGTCCCACTGCAAAGGTGACTTCATTATCATGGGCCGGCTTGTCGATGTGGAGTACAAGGACTACAAGAAGTACCAGAGTCTCATAGAGACTGAAGGTCTGCAGTTCCTTTCACGCAAGGTGGACAGTTATCCACCCAACTCCATTTACGTGATGGACATCGAGCAAGGTTTCTTCCATGCTCCAATGCAGTACATACTTGATCACAAGGTAGACAAGGACAGGGACAATGTTGCCAGGATGGGCCGGCAACTTTTCTATGCTGTGCCTTTGCACCTCTTGGAGTACACTCCATATAGCTAGTCCCTGTGGGGCACTGCCCTCCTCAGTGCTCCTCTCCAGAAGGGTCCGGTGCCTCCTCCTCACTGGACCCTTTTTATTTACTCACCCATTACTCCCCCAACTGGAGGAGTTAATCGCTTCACTTGACACATTCACCTGCACTCTCAACCGGAGGATAGGCACACGATTCCGGTGGGACCACACGGAGAGGCTTGTCTCCATTGGTTCTCCATGCGTCCAAGCTTCTTCTCATGGTCTGCAGAAATGCGTTGATCTCCACACCACTGCGTGGTGTCTGGCAATAGATCTTGCCATCTGCTATACAGAATTGTATCGCATCATACAATTGCATTGTATCCTCCTTGGACGCAAAACGAGAGGCAGAGTTTCCTCTCCTCTCGTGCTATGTGTTTGAAACTACTTGTGACGCTTGTAGAGAAGGCCTAAAATAATTCTGTTGATCACTTCATGTTCTCGTTCCCTTATGAGGACTTCACCCTTGCTGCATATCTCTGCGTATGTCAGGTCTGCGAACATCAGGTGGAGAACCTCATGCAATGCTGTTTCACGTAGTGTCTTATCGGTTACCTCGTTCTGTGGTGACCAGTCTGCGTACAGTGTGATCTTAGCGTGCAATGCGTTGACACCAAACTCACAGTGTGCAAGCTTATCACTCTCTTTCTTCTTGTCGAACTTGTAAACAATTTCCCATTGCCCCAGGTGGAACCTATCTATGTACTCCCTGCAATAGCCGATAAACTTCACGTAGTCTTGTGGAGTGCATCGAATCTTCATTGGGTCTCCTTATTCTTTCTTCCACATGTTCCATCCTTTCAATCCGAATGAAGCGACAAGGATACCCAGGAAACCCCACTGATACCACTCAGGAGTAAACTCCTTCAGCACGTTGAATCCTTCTTTAACGTAAGGTTGTGCAGCAGGAATAAAGCACATGATGAATGGTCCACTCCACAGCAGGGTGAGCCACTCGTCTTTCCACGAGTACTTCATCCCTTCCTGGGCAGCAGTGTTGTACACACCCTCCTGCTCCTGGGAAGTCTGAAGCCTCTTGACCTCACCCTCGACCTTCGCCTTCTCGATGTCGATCTTTCCTTGAGCCTCGACCTGTTTTTTCTCTATCCATTTTTTACCAATCTCTGCGATTGGTGCAAGGATAGCACCCAGGCCTGAGATGATTGGTCCCAACAAAGGAATAGCCATACTCACCCCCTGTAAAAAATGTGGTTGCCTATCTCGACTGTCTTCACCATTTTGTCTGCCCAAGATGGGTGTATCGATTTCGTGTGGTAGTGGTTCGCACCCTCAGTGAGATCCTTAATATAGTCTCTCACCACACCAACCGCAGCGAACAGGCACTCCTTCCACGAATAGGTCTGGTCCATGCTTTTGATCTGCCATAGCTTGCGAGTCAGTATCGAATAGTTGGGATCGTTCTCGTTCCAACATGAAAACTGCTTCGGCTGAAGACATACGTCCACCATGGTGTTGGGCCACCTGTTGTCTTTAACCCTGTTGTTGACCACATGGGCAACGGCAATCTTACCAAGCAGTGGCTCACCTCGTGCCTCACCGTACACAGTGATTGCCAAGATAAGATCTGGTTCAAGCAGGTGTGCCCTCTCGATGTCCACTTCTTTCATGTCTCACCTCCTACGGTTTGATAGCAGGTGTCACTGTCATCAGGTGCTTTAGAACCTCGTGGTTCTGCGACTGTGTGATCAGGTAGAAAACCAATCCTCCTATAGATGCTAAAAGGTTGGACCCTGCAAGTATGATCAGTGACCACATGCGAGAGTCCACCTTATCGACCTTCTCGTTGATGTTCTCCATCTTCTCCTCGCAACCTCTCCTGACTGCTTCACAGTAGGCAGGTGAATAGCCATTGGGTGTAGGTGTCATTGCACGGACCTCCATTTATTATTCTGTTTTACTGACTGCTTTTTGTACTGCTTGCCACAGTGTCCATGTGGGTCCAAGAGGTATACCCATCACTGACCCTGCACCAGATGCAAGCATGGAGATACCACTGCTGAGTTGCTTCTCAGCCTTCCTTGCATTTGGTGTGGAAAAACTTTTAATGATGTTGGTTGCCCCTCTTACCACACGTTCAGCAACAGCATGTAACGGATGTTGGTATTTGCCCTCGCCCCTGATGTATCGGAGCAGGTCCGGTAAAAAGTAGAATGGGCCGAACACCATGTCACCCAAGAAGTCCACGAGGAGTTTGCTCCAGTCAGGTTCGTAGTCATCCTTCAGCATCAGGCCTCTGATGATGTTACTGACAAACACCTGCCATGCGGAGTTGATCGACATAGCCATGAAGGTGCGGAGCAGGATGGTCTTGTTGCCTGTCCTTGATGTTTCGTTCACTGCCTGTGACCACATGTTCATCAAAGCGTTGGTCTGCTCTGTGTACATGGTCATAAGTCTTAGAAAGTTTCCACTACGTGATACACCGGAACGATATATCTTAGAGGACACCGGCTGAGTCTGAGTGGTCACCCAATCTGCGTAACGGTAAGCAGTCTGAAGTCTCTCTTCTGGTGACATAGCCTGTGCGTCCCTTGCAGTTATACCAAGTCTGTCTAGTACACGTTGGTCCCACTCTCCAGTCTTGAACATTTCAAGAACGTATTCCTTTGCCCCTTCCATGCCCATGGCAACAGTGACCTTGTCCACCATCTGCGTGGGCTTCATCACTGCACCCTTCATCCTCTGAATAGGATGTCTGAAGAAACTGGTGGTTCCGAACATCCTGTTGTTCTTGTCAAGCTTCCTGAGTGCGTCTTGTATGTCTCTGCTGTACCCACCTCGCACCCTCTCGTAGAACATGGGTGAGTACTCCTCGATCCTCTTGATTGTCTCAGAGTAGTCGAGTCCTGTAGTGAAGAATGCCTTGAGCAGGTGGTGGATCGGAACGTCCTTCATAAAGGTTGGCAGACCTGACAACTGTCTCAGCACCGTGAAGATATTCATTCCAAGTTGTCCGGTTGCGAAGTTCCCACGGAACCAACCACCCACCACATCGTGAGCCTCACTGCTATGGTTCACACCTGCAATGTCCTGCAGACCTCTCTCGATCTGTTCCCACACACCACCAAGTTTAGGCACACTGCCGTACCTGTCAGACATCTCAGCACGGAGTTGCCTGGAGTCATAGAGGAGGTTGCCGGCATTGCTCAGTGGGATCTCCAGGCCAATGTACCGGCTTGCCTTGAGTATGCTGTCTGCAATGACATCCGTGAAAGGCTTGATATAGACAGGCTTCTTGGAATCCACACGAGACTTGGTCATTCCCTTGGGCACACCAACACGGACAGTCTGCCCTTTCATTCTCTCAGCCAGGGTCTCAGCCTCGACTGACTTCTCTCCACGTTCCACTGCCATCACATCTTTTGGGAAGTACCTTTCTACCTTCTCCAGTTTGTATCCATTCTTCTTATAGAACACCTGGGCCATCAACTCGTACTGCCTGTCGAACAACTCATCGATCCTGCCTGTGGCAAACTTCACTTCGGCATCAGTGAGTGAATCGATGATCTGGTCCAGTTGGGTCTGATTGAGAATGAATGTCTGGTTGGGTGTCTCCTTGTTCTTGAATCCAATACCACCCTGCAGCATTGCCCTCACGTTGTCTTCATTGATCGAGTGCCTGTAGATCGAAAGGATCTCGTTCCGTGACAGTCTGATCTTGGTTGGTGCACCAGTGTGCTTGTTGTTAAGCGTGATGATTCTGGTCTCGTCTAGCCACTTCTCAATATCCTTTATTCCGTTTGCCTTCTGGAACGCATCCAACTCACCGTACACTAGGTTGAATGCATCTCTCTGGTAACGCATCATGTCCTGCTCACCCTGGTGGATCTGTCTCACAAACACATCATAGAGCACCCCACCTGGACCTTTCTGAGACAACTCCTCCACCATCATGTCAAAGTGATGGACAAACCTCTTGAGGTATCTCATGCCGGCAACGATCTTGGACTTGATATTGAGATCACCAAGAACCTTGTCAGGCTTGACTTTCACAGGTTTCAATTCTTCGATGGCAGCTTTCTCTGCGTTCTCCCTGGCAAGCCTCTTTCCCTGTGCCCTGATCCTCTGTTTCTGTCTAGCCAGTGTGATGAAGTGACGCACTGAGTTGACCAGTCCGTTCACCTCGTCCACGGTCATGTCTCTTATCGGAACCTTGTCCAGTCTGGACAGTTGCTCCATGGTCTCGTCTGAAAGTTCGACCTCAGTCTGGTGACTCTGCATCCAGTCCCTGAGTTTGGTGAGATGGAATATCGTATTGGCAGTTGGCTTCTTGAGATCGACACCCTGCAGCATGTCCTGCAGAATCTCCTGCTGCGGAGAGGGCAGTTTCTTCTTGCTGACAATTTTGCTCACACCCTGCAGGTAGGCAATCTGCTTTCTCAGCCATCGTTTCTCACGGTTGACAGTCTCGATCTTCTCACGAGTGACCTTGGCACCTTCCTTCTCTCCTGCCTTGAATGCAGGTGCAGCAACCTCAGTGGCACCCTTTACCCAACCCTCTTCCTGGCCGGCCTTGAATGCTTCCTTGGCAGCAACACGTTCACCCTGCAGTCTGCCCTTGAGAGCATCATGCTCAGAGACCATGTCACCAACCTTCTTCTGTCCGGTCACATCGAGCACCCTACTCTTCACACTCTGCCTGCGAACAGCACCTCCTGCGGTATTAGCAGGTGCCTCATTTCGTGCCCTGCGTGAGTACAGCACCTGACCTGTGTAGAGCACTTCATCCTTGAGGGTCTGCGACAACTCTGCTTTCCAAATCTTCTGAGTATCTTTGCCAACTATGTCACGTTCAAGGTATTCCTTATATGCCTGTGCCTCTTCCTTGGTTGCAAATCCAACAGCATTCCCAACCTTTTCTCCCATTTCAACGTCATAAATATACCACTCGTTTTCGTAACCAATCCCAACTTGAAATTGCGGTTTTGTGGGTGTTATCCTAATTGTGCCTTCTTCAGCTTTGACACCCCACTTCTTTCCGTACTTGTTTATGAACTGTACTATCTTCTCGTCATAAAGAACCTTCAGAAATTTTCCACCGAAAACAAGTTCCTTTCCTTTTACATTTCCATCTGGATTTGACAGGATCTCTGATGCCATGTCTACTCCAACTATTTTGGAAAGGTGACCACCCCTGCCTCGATCAAGTACACTTCCTGGGTCAGTTTCAGTTACGATACCATTCGTGTCAACAACTATTGAGTCTGCTTCACCACTCTGATAGTTGAAGATAATTAATGTTTGCCCTGTAGAGACACGTTTCCAATTGAAATTATCGACCACCTGATCCATTGCATCTATGTTTCTCTGCACCTGGGTCTCACCTGTGGTCCAACCAATAACGTCATATCCATTCTCAGCAGCATAACGCAGCATCCTCTTCATGGCAAACTCGTGCCAAGTTTTTTGGAATGGTGCAGGTGGCGGAAGTTTGGATACGTCCTGTTTTGTATTCCTCATTTCTTCTGAGGCATTAACATATTCCTTGCGTGCATTCGACCATTCCTCATATATTGGATGCCCTTCAAGTGATTTCATCACACCGTCAACCGGCATCCTCTCAACTAATCTCTCAGCACGTTCATACGCAGCGTCATCAATAGAAATTGCTCCACCGGCTTTTACAAAATTCTCAACCCATAACCTTAAACCTTCCTGCACTATCTTCCGATACGCAGTTCTTTTTTCTTCCACATTTACTTTGGCTTGCTCGTATGGTGTAAGTCCGGTTACTGGTGTTTGGTATCCTTCATGCATTCCCTGCTCGTGCCAGTCACTCTGTACTTCTTCTATGAACAAAATCCTTTTTCCATTAGGAAGTACCTGCTCAGAGAAACGAACATGGATAACCACGTTGTCTTCGTTCCAATGTATATTCTGTGGAAAAAATTCACCAAAAACCTCTTTGGGTATTGTTACCAGTAGCTCACTGTAATTTCCTTTCTTGGTCCCTGGTGTGACAAGTGGCTCACGAAAGTATTTAGTGTTTTCAAATACAACCTCATCATCCTTCCTTGTTTTCCAGTCCTCTGCAAGTTCCTTAGAACCAAACCCTCCTGCAAAATTTCCATCTGGCCATGTGATTTTCCATGTTTGTTCACCATACGTTATCGGCCCTTGCTCTACAACACCGTCACTATACTTAGCTATTGTTTGAGTATGGAACACTTCCTTGATATCGAGCATGTGTGCACTGACATACCTGATCACATCATCTTTGGAGACCCTCTCCTCTCCTTGCTCCTTGAGCCAATCCTTAATATCTGTCCATCTCACCTCTTCCGCTTTTATCATTCCCTTGGAAACCCATGTGTCGATCAGCTTAGAGAACTGCTCTGGTGTGCCTGTGTTTGGCAGCTTTTCCTGCAGAGTCAACTTCATCTGAGAAAACCACATGGGTGCTACCTGTCTCGTGGAGTACAGGATGTTGCTCTCGTGCATTGCTACGTTCAACTCACCCATGGTCCACATGCGGTTGCTGTACGGAACGATTACCCTCACATCTTCCAGTTTCACCTTGGGGTCTATGTAGCATTCCTTGGTGTGTCTGTCCTTCTTCTCACGAACTGACTCAGGCGGAAACACTACAACCACGTTGTGCTCCTCAGTATTGCCGTAAGTAACGAATGCGTCATCTTCCTTACTGAGGATCGGTTGTGCGTGTATTGCACCATACTGGTCACTCACAAGCCATTGGCCTGCTTCCATTGTATCATTGATTTCTTTAACGGTTGTGAAGCGTGCAGCACCCTCTGCTTCTCCAAGGTAGATCTTCCTGATCAGTGTGCCTTTCAGTGCTTCCTTCTCAGACCGTACTGTGTCGGCATCGGCCTGCGGATTCTTAAAGATCGTATTGATCAGCATGACCTCGTTGCGTGTGGAGTACAGCACTCGTGGCTCAAACTGCTTGAACACTGCCTCGTCCTGCATCTCCTTCTGAATCTCTGACTCAGGCACACCTGCCTCTTCAAGGATCTTCCTCACATCTGCATTGTTTAGAACCTTGGTGATCTTGATTGCACCGGAGATGTACCATGGGTCCACCTGCGAGGTGTTGGTTCGAAACTCGTAGTACCCATTAGGAGGAGGAAGTGTGCCCCACTCCTGTTGGTCCTGTGTGGTGACCTGTTCAGCAGGAATCTCCGCCTGGACCCACACCCTCCCTGGTCTGATGTGACCCTTGCCGTGTTCTGTGCGGAGGTGCTGTGCCATGGGCAATCTGCCAGAGTGCCAACCAGGGTGACCTTGAGACATCGGCCCAGGTGAGATCTCTGCAGGTATCCACGATCCTATTCTCGTTGGTTCCTTCGCACCCATGAACATGGGAAACATCTGCCCAGGATTCTTTGCCTTAGTGTTTACAATGCGGTATACTGTCTTGGTCTTCTTGAAAGGCTTGCCCTGCAGTCGAGCACCAAGCATCTTGTCGAACACGTTCTCCAGTTCTGGTGTGATCTTGATGCTGCTTCTGACAATGGAAGTGTAGAGGTGAGCCATCCACCTGCGGAGTTGCTCAAAGATCTTTTGAAGTTGTGGTGTCTTAGCTTTTCCTTCTGCACAATAACGCTCAAAGGCCTTGGCAAATGCTTCTTCCTGGGCCTCTGTCCAGACACCATCCTTTACCTTGAAGATGCCTTCGACAACGGCAAGATCCTCTGGCAGCAATGTTCTTCGGAACAGGTGACCCAACTCGTGCACGAAGTCTGCAACCTCTGCTGACTTGAATGCCCTGATCAGTGCACGGTTGTCGATGTCAAATTCTATGGATGCACGGACTTCACCGGATAGAAACTGGTTAAGGATCTGGAGTCCTTCCCCCTTTTTAAAGCCACAACACACGGAGCATTTTCCACAAGCATTGTACTGGCAGCAGAGTTTCTTCAGTGCCTGTTGTTTAAATTGCTCCTCTGTGATTGTTGGGTCTCCAGTGACTCTGTGGACAAGCTTCATTATGGACTTATCAGGATCAGTGTAGGTCTTGGTCTTGGAGGACTGGAACATCTCTGACAGTGCCCTGACTGTCTCCTCACCAAGGTTCTTGAACAGGTCTGGATTCTGTATCCTCCAAATAGCCATCAACTTCTCAGGGTCCGTGTACCCATGGTAGAGTGTGACCACATCATACTTTGGTGACATGATGGCGAGGATAGCATCGGCACGATTCATCGCAACGTACCGGAGTCTCACGTTTGGGTTGGCAGCTTTCTGAGCCACTGCATCACTTGGTGTCATTGCCCTGGAGATCAGTGACCGTGCACTCTTCAGTGTCATCTGCACATTTCTGTCTGAGGAAATCTTTTCAGCAAAGTCAGGATCAAAGTCCGTGGAGAGGTCTGTCTGAACATCCTTTCCAAACTTGTCTATGAAAGGTTGCTGTTTGGTGATTGCTTTCAGCTTGAGACCACGTTGCTTTGCATGGTCGATGACGGTCTGCATCTTTGCCATGTCCTGCTCACGATAGTCACCAAAGGAGAAGACACGCAGACCACCTATAGAGTTGAAGAAGTCCACCAGTTCCTGGGGCATCTCCAGAATCTCGTTGGTATAGTTGATGGTCTGGTGCTCAAGCTTTGGGCTATTGCCGAAAAGCTTGTGGCCCAACTTCTTGACCCATGTCCTGGGTTGCTCCACATAGCAGTAAATGCACGGACTGCCCATCTCCTTGAATGGACACACCGTGGAGAAGTCAATGGACATTATCGTTTTCTGGTTTGCTGCCAGTGAGGATCTTCCCTTGGTCGCAAGCCTTCTCTGAGATCCTATAAATTCCCTGATCCTTGTAAAGTAGGACTCTGCCTCTTCACTGGTGTAGGATTCAAATAACCAGTCCTGCACCTGGGACTCAGGCTTTTCCGTGGGCTTCAACTCCACCTTGCCTGTCTCTTCATCCACCCTGCGTGAGAAGTACTGACCTGCAGTCTCCTGACCCTGCACGATTCCACGGATGTACCTGTTGGTATATTCGGAGAGATCCTCGCCCCTGTAGTTGGCATGAAGCTCAATCATGGAAACCATCTTGTCGGCTTTTTCTTCGTCCATGGTCTCCGGTCTTGCTGCCATGATCTGAGCCTTGAGGTCTTCCCTGTTAGAAAAGCCTTCTCTGAACTCCGTGCCGGCAATGATGTCTGCTGCTTCCTTTGCCATGGTGTCAGGAAACTCGATTGCACCTGATGTGTTCTTAATGAATGTCTCAAGATCCTCAAGCCTACCTGGGTTCTCAGCCATCATGTTTTCAGCAGCATCGGTAACATCGTATATAGCATAGGAGTAACTGGTGCTCGTGGGGTTGTCGTGAAGCTTAACAAATTTCCCAGGACGTTTAGACATGGACGCACCAATGCCACCAAGCACTGCTCTGAAAATACCTGCAGGTGCCATGACTCGTGCATTGTCCTGTAAGGACTTTACCACCTGCTTCCCCATCTCTGCTGCATCGGCAATCTTATAACTGGCACCCTCTTGGTTGTTCATGCGTTTTGCATATTCCAGTGCTGCCATGTCTACAGTGTCTTGAAGTGTTTCTGTGACTGTCTCTGATGCTGTAGTGCCTATTGCCTGACCAACAAAAGTGCCAATAACTCTTCTGGTGAGAGTCTTTGACATGAAGTTCTTGACTGGTTTAGTGAGCCACGATGCCCCAGGTGCCCTGGCTAGAATGCCCCACTCGACCAATTCAAGGGCAGCATCAACCGTACCACCGATCTGTGCAATTGTCTGTGCGTTCTCGATGTTGACCGGTTGTCCCTGCTTCTTTGCTTCCTGCATAATGTCATAATAGATCTTACCGGTCATCTCCTCCTGCATGGACTCAAACACACCAATGGTCATGCCTGCTGCGAATGAGGCACCTGCTATTGTTGGTGCTGCTACAGGTGATGCCGGTCCTGTCATCAGTCCTATACCTGTACCAACGGCACCATAAGCTGCAGCTTTAGGGGCACCACGTTCAAGCCCACGGTACATACTTGGAAGAAGAGAACTGGCACTGTCCTTGATCATCTCAGGGACAAAACCCATCTTGTTGTCTTCCATCCATTTTGCTATTTCATTGGACTGCTCCGCCAGTTGGTCCATCTTAAAAAGCAGGTCAGGTGTGAGAACCTCACCGTGTGCCTGCCTGTTTGCCAGGACATGTATCTCATGTTGTATGGAATCCTGCTGAAAGGCTTTTGATGTTGCCTCCATGAAGGATGGTTCCTTCTTGTACTCTTCACGAGCAACATCCATGTTATCGAGAACCAAGTCTGTAGGAAGGTTGGCAAGGCCACTGTAAAGTTTTGCCTCTCCAATGTCTTCCAGTGTCCAACCTGCATCGGATGCAATCTGCTTGAATGGCTTCTCGATGTCATCCAGGGAAGTATTCCACGGATCGAATGATTTTGATTCCGGTGCCTGCACTGGAGGTGTGCTCTGCTTCAACACCTCAGAGGTGGTGTCCATCATCGTCTGAGGTTGGTCCTCTGTGAAGTTGGCAGCACCTGCTTCAACCGGAATGTCACCCAAATTGATGGGAACCTCTGGCATCATTTGCTCCTATCGGATATTGAAGTCCAGATCTGAACTCTCTTCCTCTGCTTCGTCACCTGCACCTGTTGACCTTCTCTCAGGTGTTATCCAGTCAACGAATCCGGTCCACCATTTATAGATGCCACCTTCATCCTTGATTGTTGGGTCAGGCGGAAGAACTTTTGGTACTTCTGTCCTGTCGTATGGCTTCTCTCTGGTGATGTCCCTTCTGAGCCACTTCAAGTAGAAGTCCTGCTTTTCCGTTGGTGTCTCGTGCCTCAAGCCAAAGTCTTCCGGTGCACCCTTGGGTTGTGTTGGGAAGTATCCTTCCTTGCCCACCTTCTTAGAGGCTTCGGCAAATGCTTCTCGTATCTTTCCCTTTCCCAACTGCTCACGGTACGGAAGATAGAAGTCGTTGTAAACATCCTTGTCAGGAAACTGTCTCTGGAATGCACGAGCAGCATCTATTGCCTCGTTTAGCCTGATAGAGGATTGCTTTGGGTCATTGCCGTACATGAGTAGTTTGTCACTCTGGTCCCTCTTCATTTGATCGACTGTCATCGTGAGCCTTGGATTCGGTTTTGACTGTACCTCTTCAAGCCTCTTTTCCAGTGCTGCAGCTTTGTCACCTGACAACCCATATCCTGCGAGAGCACTGATCTGTCCCTTGGTGATCAAGTGAGGATACAACTCTATTGCCTCGTTCACCCATGATTCCATCTTCTCACTGTTCTTGGCAAAGTCTCCTGCCTTCCCTGATGTCACTGACTCTATTGCCTTCTGAGCCTGTAGTATGTAATGCTCTCTTGTAGATGGGTCCATTCCCTGTGCTTTGGTGGCAATGTCTAGAACCTTGTTGTAATCCTTTTCCGCTAATGCATCCACGATCTTTCCCTGCTCTGCCCTGCCCAACTCGTGCCTGCGTTCATCACGGAAAGCTTTCTGCGTGGCGAAGTCTGAACGGACCCTGGTGTGCAATGCCTCTTTGACTTTGCTGCTCACACTTAGACCATCGATTGCCTTGTCCATCCTCTCATAGTTGGTTCCATTCTCAGACTTGATGGTGTCAAACCACTTCTGCGTGTTCTCTTCCACATCTCGTTTTTCAGCAAAGGATTTGATCTTCTCCATCTCCAATGATCCTATAGCATTCTGCAGTGGTCCACCCTCTTCTGAGTCCTCTGCTATTGTCTTGAGTGCCCACTCAGGATTTTTTGCTGCCCTCTGCCACAGCATGGCAGTCATGGCTTTTTCTTTTACCTGCCGTTTTAAATGTGCAGTATCAACACCAGGGTGCAGGGCATCTATCTGATCATTGATAAGCATCAGATGTATATTGATTTGACCGGATGTCAACCCTTCCTTGATACCTTCGTCTAGCAAGGAAAGTGACTTGTCCAACACAGATTGCTTGTGCTTCTGGTGCTGTTGTGCCTCGTTGCCGGCAAGCCTATCGAGGAGACCGTCACGCATCTTGAGCGTGCTCTCTCTAAACATCTTCTGTGCTCTGGCACTTAGGTTGGCACCATGCTTTTCAGAGGCAGTCCTGTAAAACTCGTCAGCACGTTGTATGGAACCTGTAGCCTTCTCTCCCTGGTTTTCCTCTAGCTCTTTCTTGGTGAACTCTCTCTCTTCGTCACCAAGTTTAGCCAGGGACTCACTCACGGCAAGAACGTCACGTTCCTTCTCAAACTGCTCTGCACGTTGCCCCACTTCCTTGGCGGAACGCTCAACGGCATTCCATGTGTCACCATACTTGCTTGCGTCTACTATGAAAGGTCTGGACGAAGTTGGTATTCCACCTTGATCTTGGTACACTGGTACTTTAGGCATCTCGATCTCCTAACTAAACCATCCCATGGATTGTGCAAACTGCCAACCACCTGTCAACAGTGTCGTGCCACCTGAGATCATACCTGCTGTTTGTGCATCCTTTGCCTGCTGAGAGTAGAGTGAGCCTGCGGAACTGGCACGCTTTGCGTTGAACTCACCCTCCATCCTTATATAGGATGCGTCTTCTGCTGCCTGGGCAAGCGTGGATTCAGCTAACTGTTGGCTTGTGCCTGTGTCCAGTCTGATACCGTTCTTGGCAAAGGCAGTGCGTTGTGCTGCCATTACAGAGTTGGTATACTGCTGCTGTTTCTTGAGAAGGGTGGCAGTCCTCCACTCTTGAAACTTCTTTTCCTCCTCCATCGACTCTGCGTTGGCAGCATTTGCGTTGGATTCAGCATCTGATTTCTTTTTGCTTGAATAAGCACTGACTGCTGCTGAAGCAAGTCCTATAATGGCACCCCACATATTAGCGTCCTCCTAATTCAAAGTCGGCAACAAGGGACAGGATCGTTGCAGGCAATGGCTTGTCCTGTCTAATGTAGATCGTGGGATTGACACTGTTCTCACCGTTGAACTCTCTTCGATACCAGTCCGTGTACATGGTCCCATCTGTCATAGGAACGTCCACTAGATTGGAGGAGTCCCTGCCCATCTTGACATCAGATGTCTCGTACAACTTGAGCATCACGGCAAAGATGCGTTTCTTAATAGTGTCTGTGGTTGCCTCTCCCTTTGGTGCCATGTCATAAGGAACGGTCTGCCAATTGGAGTTGTATCCAAGTCCTGCCGTAACAACAGATGCTGCAGTGTCCAATGTGAACGATCCTGTGGCAATCACCACATCACCAACGTATATTCCATCTGCGATTACCTGTACTGTCTCGTTTTCAAGGTTGTCCAGTCCATAGAACACGGTAGCAGGTGCACCTGCGTAGGTAAGTCCTGAGTCAACAAAGAATGCATAAGGGAGTGTAGACCCAAAGAAGTCAGGTGACATTCTCTCGACATACCTGACTGTGGACCCATTCACACTGCGTGCAACCACCATCCATAATTCGTCACCATAGTCTCCTGGGATTACGGCAATGCTTTCTACACTGTCAGTTGTGCCTGTTGTGTGCTTATGCCATCCAACGATCTGGTGCTCCTTGATGATGGTCAAACCAAGCAGTGTACCGTCCAGTGTGGTGCACCAGACCACGGAGTGAGGCCACTTGGCATACTGGATTTTCAAGAATGGATTGCTTGCTGTCATGTGCTCACTTAGCAGTGACAGATCAGCACTTTCAAAACCATCGGACTGTATGGTGTATGACCACAGTCTCAGCCTCTCACCACCATCCTGCACAAAGATCACTGCGTTGTCGATCATCAGTGGGGCAATGCCTTCACTGCCCACCCTGGTCTCAGGTTTTGCCTGCACTGAGTCCGGTGCAATAGGTGTGTCCACTGTTGCACCTGATACCCAAAACTCAGCACCCACGGTTCCTACGTATAACCTTTTCCCTGACTGCAACCACTTCACTGCGTTCTGCGATTGAGACCAAATGGTGATTGTGAGAGAGTCCGTGTCAACAACAGGAGAGGAAAGTCCAAAGTCATCGTAGTCTCCGGTCCTGCTCATATACACGGTGAGTGGATGGTCTGCCACACCTGACAGGATAAGCCTGTCCTCGTGGATTGCAATACAGGATGGATAACCCTGCTCGATGTCCCAGGCACCACGATACCAAGTTGCCGTAGCGTTGTGGTCATCGAGGTCATTGATAATATCCCACCTTGCGTTGGTGGCATCTGTAACCTGATCGATCCTGCCCCATCCGTTTTTCATCTTGAAGTAAGCACCAACCATATTTGCTGAAAAGTATGGTGCACTGGCAACCAGTGCAACATCGGTCCCTGTAACTGCAGCACTGTCCAGTGTGGTTGCCGTTGTGTTCACATCGTTCCACGGAGGTTCTTCCCAGGTGATCTCTGTGATGGTCCAGGCATCATCGTCTGTTCTCTCAAGTTTGTAAACATCATGCGAAGGGTGAGCTATATAAAGGATGTCATCACCCTGCACCACTCTGAGGTCTGCCACTTCGTCTTCAGTATACAGTGTCGCTAATTCATAGTCAGTGCTTCCTCCACCTGCAGGATATTCCTGGGTAGGAAGTGTGAACGCTGCGGTCCATCTGGCTATTCCCTTGCTCACACGAAATTCATCAATGTGACCATCACACGCATACATGTCAGAACTGATCAATAGCTTTGTGTTTGCGTCAGTGAAGTGTCTTGTTGTAGGAATAGTAAGTGTCTCAGGGTCTGCGTGCATTAACAGCACTGTGTCTGCATTAGATGTATGTGCAGCAGTTGGAACAGTAATGGAGGCAGGGTCTGCGTGCAATAACAGAACGGTGTCTGCATCACTTGTGTGTGCTGCTGTTGGGACCGTTAGTGCGTCATAGTCAAAGTGCATGAGCAGGACTGTATTTGCGTCACTCGTGTGAGCAGCAGTCGGAACGGTTATGGTGTTGGTCATCCCAACATTTGGTGCAGCACTGAACGAGTTTGCGTGTGTGATACGCAACTCGTCAATGTACCCATCCCATATCGATGCACCTGCGAAAGATCCTATGTCAAGGTAAGTGGCAGCAGCACCCAACTCGTACAGGTTGGCATCGTGCTGATAGGCATACTGTACACCATCCCTGTATATTCCAAACTCGTGGTCAACCTTGATGACTGCAATGTGGTGCCAGTTGTTATCTGTTATCTCTGCACCTGCAGCAGTAAGTGTGTACCTCACCACACCACCGGTTGCCAAGAGGAATTGAACACCACTACCATGTTGGTTTCTGATTTCCCAATAGTTGTTTGCATTGAGAACGTATGCCAACATGTCATCACTGCCAGTGTGGTCAGTTGACTTCACCCACATATCTACTGTAAAGTTCGTTTCATTTCCTATTTCCCAATCTGCACTGTCTGAAACACGCAAATACTTTCCGCTTGCAGTCGAACAGAAGAGACTACCGTTTCCCCACTTGTATGTAGTCGAAGGTGCTGCATAAGCCTGTGCAGCAGCAACCCAACCTACGGCACTGTCTGTAACCCATTTCCCAGGATCTACACCCCATGGATTGGAGTGCATCAGTCGAAACTCGTCAATGTATCCATCAAAGAGTCCACCAGAACCTGACCAGTTTCCTATTTCCATCGTACCTGCAAACGCCTTGTCCGTGGCATAGTATCCATACCCAACCTGCACACCGTCAAGGTATAGTCCGAAATAGTCACTGTCGTTTACCACTGCGAGATGGTGCCAATCTGTGTCGGCTACTTCTGTAGCCCTTGCATCAACGTGATAAGTGCCACCACTGCAAAGTTGAAAACCCAACCAGTTTCCGTGGTTGTTGCAAATTCTCCAGAAATTGTTTCCATCCGTTGAATGCTTGACCATGTGAGAAATTCCTGCGTGTGTGTCAAGCTTAAACCACATGTCAACAGAAGAGTGTGCCTCGTTAAACAAGTCCCAATCTGCATGGTCTGCGAATGATAGATAGTCATCCACACCATCAAACGAGAAACTTCCAGTGCCCCACTTTCCAGTGGATGATGGTCCAATACCACCGGCTACAGTAGGTGCAGAGTGTGCAGCACCACTTGAATCGATAAGCCAAGATCCACAGTCCACGTTGAACACGTTTGAGTGGGTAATTCGTATCTCGTCAATGTATCCCTGCAGGAACCTTCCAGACCCACCCTCACAACCAATGTATAGTGGTCCATTGATCGCATAGTTGTTCGTGTCTGCAGCATAAGAAACCTGGGCACCATCCAAAAACACACCGAACTTGTCTCCAGAGTTGATTAGTGCGAAGTGGTGCCAATTAGTGTCTGATATTTCAGTTGAGGTTGCTGTCCACCTTACCGCACCACCAGTAGCCATCACCCACTGAAGTCCAGTGCCATGTAGATTGACAATTTCCCAATAGTTATTTCCATCCTGCAGTTGCCCTATGTATGTGTCGTTTCCAGTGTGGTCAGACAGTTTTGCCCAAAAGTCTACAGTTGATGTTGCCTCTGCGACAACATCCCAATCTGCGTGGTCTGCGTATGAAATGTAATCATTAGTACCGTCAAAATAAAATCCGCCACTGCCCCACTTTCCAGTATATGATGGGTAGACTTGCCCTGCTGCTGTAGCATATCCATGAGCAGCACCACTTGAATCGAGCAACCAAGTGGCAGGGTTTACAGAGAACGAATTTGTGTTTGTGATCCGTAGATCATCGACAAATACATTTGCTAACTCAGCACCTGCTGTCAAAGCACCTATAGCCAATGCACCTGCCATTGACCTATCGGTTGCTTCATAAGCGTATCCCTGCTGAACACCATCCAAGTACAAACCCCAATGATCGGAGTCGTTTACTACGGCAATGTGGTGCCAGTTGCTATCAGCAATTTCTGGACCAAGTGTGTTTATTCTTGTGGTTCCACCTGTAGCCAGAAGGAAGGTCAATCCTGTTGCGTGTGTGTTTCTAATGGTCCAGTAATTGTTTGCATCCTGATATTGACCAACAATGGTGTGAGTTGCTGCGTGTGCGACAAACTTCACCCAAAGGTCGATTGTAGAGTCCACCACATTGGCAACATCGAAATCAGCATGGTCAGGGATAGACCAGTAATCGTTTACACCGTCAGTGTAGAGTGAACCATCACCCCACTTCTGTTGGTCTGAACTGATGAACGCACCATTATTTGCAGTGATAACTTTGCATGTGCTGCTGAAATCCAGTGCTGTAGTGGTTGCAATTCCTCCGCCAATGCGTACAGTCTGGTCGTGGTTGGGTATCGAGACACCTGCACCTGATGCGATTGTCCCAAACTCAACACCATCAACATATATCTTGAGATTGGTCGCATCGTTCACAACTGCGACATGATGCCATTCTGCTGCGTCCACACCTGTGTCACCAGTGGTCACGCATTGAATGATGAGCACACCTGCGTCTACAACACGGAACACGAATACGTCCAACACACCATCGTAGTATAGCCAGATCATGTCTCCTGCAGTGGTGTCTGCCTGATAGTAGATGGTGTGGATTCGATCAACTACGTCAAAGCGTACCCATGTGTCGATTGTGAATGCAGCATTGTCAAAGAAGAAGTTTGCATGGTCAGGGACAGACAGGTAATCACCTGTACCGTCAAGGAGCAGTGAGCCGGTTGCAAAGTAGTATGCAGCAGTGTCCACCTGGGCATTGCCGTTTGGTGTAACTGTGTGGATCGTTGGACTGTCATCCGTGAATGTGATTCCACCATCGGAACCATCACAGTGAAGCAGCAGGACAGTGTAGGCATCAGGTGTGACAACAATGCCACCATCCATGAAAACACGCATGTACAGGTCACCAAACTCCAGTGCATACGCTTTATCTTCTGAGTACTCAAAAGGGACAAGTTCTACAAGCTTAGTGGAATCCTTCACCTCGTGAATGTACTCAAACCCTGGTCTTCTGGTGGTCCCACCATGTGGAAGGATGATAGCATTCTCGCAAAGCTGCAGACCACTCTTGTACTTGTCATGGTCAGACCTGCCCAACATCCTTGGTGACAGTTCTCCAGAGTTGAAGGAGGACTGAGCATAGGAGACTACGTTTCCCATGGTTACTTCCTCGATGATACGTATCTGTTATGGACCGGTTGCGGTGTGCGTCCTTCTGAGGCATCGATTGCCTTGCACGAGGCAAGGGCAAAACGATATTGTTGAGCCATCGTTGTTGCCTTCTGATGGTCTCCGGTGAGTACTATACATAGCTCCATTGCCAGTCTCCAGGCGAATGTGTCCACAAATGTGGGGTCGTACTTTGTGACATCTGTCACCTGGAAAATAATCTTTGCTTCAACCTGATCTGAGTTGCACATCAAGATCCTGTTCTCGATCACCTCAAAGTCTTCGTCAGGGTCGTGGTTGATCTCAAGGACACGGAGGCAATTACTTGGCAATTCCCACGAGTATGAGAAGTCGTGATCCTCCGGTGTGGTGAACGTAAGAGTTCCACCTGATGTGTATGCAGTGTATGCAGTGCCATCGATCTCTGCACCATCTTCATCATGCAACTCAAGCGTGCCGGCTTGATACACACTGAAGTTATCACAGTAGCAGTTTCCTGCAGCATTGAGCGTGATCGAGAAGTAGGCGGAGGAACCACCAACGGTCTCCTGCCAGTAGCTTTCGACAAAGTTCCACTGGTTGGCAACCACGGTGCACGTTTCAGTTTTGAGCAGGGTCGCACCTCCTGCCCCACGGTACATCTTTAAAAGGACCGTGGTGACAGAAGGCCAAACCCAACCTGATAGGTAGTAATACTTTCCTGTGGTGGTAGTGAAGGCAACGCAACGGATACCATCGTTTGCAGCATCAGCAACGAAGTAACGAGAATATGAACCTGCGTAGGCATGTGTGGTGCTTCTCTCATTGGTTGTCGGTGTAGCCACGTTTGCCCAGGATGCGTCAAGTTCCATGTCTCCGTTGGTGACCAACTCAGTGTCAACAACAGGGTCTACGTTCTCCACAACAAATTCGATGTCGTTCACCTGTGTCATTCCGACAACTGACTCCACGAGATACCTGTCACCATCGAGAGGATTCTCAGTGGCAGTGAAGACAACAACAGGAGGTTCAGCAGCAGTGATATACAGCACGGAGAGGACGTTCTCGTTCAACTCCTCAAGGTACTCGTACCTCGTGGCGAAATTCCACGGATGGTCTCTGAGTATCTCATCACGGATGAGTGAGTAAATCGCATTCGCCTCATTAGCATTGACAGACCCATCGCTTAGAGAGGTGATACGATTCGCACCAAGACGCACCAGTGCCAGATTCACAATGTCGTAATCGTTGCTTGCCATTTATTTCCTCTTCTTGGAGTGGTCTTCTCCTGGGTTGATTGAACGAGCATCGATCTCACCAGTGGTCTTTGCCATGATCTGCTTATTCTGCTCACTCTCGATCTGAGCCATCTTATGGTCAAACTCACGTTGGAGTCTTCCTATGTCCCACTCCTTCTCTGGCTTGATACCAATCTCTGCACACTTCTCGACCATCACATCGAGAGCAGTCATAGTCTTTCCACTTGGCAGTTTCGACCAGTGCTTGCCAGGGTCGTGTTCCCACCATTCGGTTTCGCCAAGGTTGAAAAGTTTCCAGTGACCACCAGGGTTACGTTGGAAACACTGTCTAATGCAAATGTATTTATCAGGCATCTTTATTCTCCTCCGGTATCTCGTAGGTTACGTACCCAGGATACATCTTCTCTCCACCATTCAACTCAGGTATCGTGGGGTCTCCTATCGAGGTTGCGTATGCGAACCATTTCATAATGATGTGCTTCTGTACCAACAGTGGTTGCTTGTGAAACTGCTTGTCGATCTTGAACACGGTGAGCAGTCTACTATAGAGTGCGTCCCAATTGCCTTTCTCAGCCAGTTCGTCCCACTTGTCACTTGGTCCAAACTTTCTCTCGTACTCAGTGCACCCTCGCTTCAGAATGACAGGCACGTTTTCGCCATCTTCCATATTGGCTTTCACGTTTGCCCTCACCTGCTGCAATCGGTACAGACCCTGGTTGAGATCGTTGCAATAGTAGTACCCACCATAGTTGCGTTCAACATCCTGCCTGAGTTCTATGCCACACTTGCAGAAGCAGTAAGGGTCTGCCTTCGCCATGGCTTCTTCGATCTGCAGGAGTTGGAACAACTGTTTCAAGGTCTTGGGCATGACAACCACTTTCCAACAGCACCGGCAAGGAGAAGGAATGATGTTGTGCATTGCGTCAACGTCTTTGTAGAAATCACATTCCCTGCTACCGTCATTGTTGACCATGATCCAGGGAAGGTTGTGGTCCACGTAGGACCAGTTGCTGTTGACTACCAATCCGGTTTGTCGATCAATCATGTACTTGTTGGGAAACATGTTTGAGGCAAACCATGGCCCAAGGATGTCCTCGTTAAAACATTGATCTGTAAAACTTGGTTGCTTCTTTGTCTCTTCAGCTTTGGGTTGATCACCACCATCAACACCACGCTTGTCTTGGACAGTGAACCCACTACCATCTTCCATACGGACAAACTCCTTTCATGGTTGATAGGTAGGGTGGGGCACCAAAGCACCCCACCCTGGAAGGACCAACTATTTAAGGGCGTTGGTCGGAATCTGAGAATCATTGGGCACGGTAGACAACCATGCCTCGATAGCACCGGTCTGCGAGTTGTGACCGGCAACCACCCTCACCTGCACGTATCTCAGGCAACCACCGGAAGGGAACGTAATGCTCCGTTTGGTCCCTGCAGCAGCAGAGGCAGGCAGTTTCACTTCGGCCAGAACGGTAGCAGAAGCCATGGCAGAAGAAGCCAGGGCTGAGTCTGTAGCGATCTGAATCCTGGGTGAATGAGCACTCAGGACCGTAGTGACTGCCACGTTAAAGTACAGTTGCTGTCCTTCCCCAGGTGACTGGACAAGGGTCGCACCCCAACCGTCATAGTTGTAGGCACCCAGGTCGATGATGTTACCGACATGGACACCAGAGGTCGTGGTGGATGCAAGAGTCTGAGCATCGCAGAGTTGCAATTTAGCATCAATGATAGACATTTCAAAATCCTCCTGATTATCAAATTTGTTAAAGAGCTATACCTGATGCACGCACATCATTACGAGATGGCAGCTTCAGTGATCGTTATTGCGTCAACCCTGCGAACAGGGCACCCACGGAAACGGACAATCGGCTCACCGGAGAGACCTTCACCTCTGCCAGGAGTGTAATTGACATTGCTCTTGTCCTTCAAAGCAATCTCCATTTGGGACTGGACAGTGGCGTTGCAGTACAGCACAACATTCCTGCCGGCACCAGGCATCCGGTTGAGGATGGTGATCAGGTTGTCTTCGTCAAACAGGTTGCTTGTTCCATCGTCTTCGATGTTGGCAACCCTGCCGATACACCTGTCATCCTTCACCACGAGACCACACTTAAACTGGAAGTGGTCACGGTACACCTGATACATGGTCGAGGACGCAACTTTGGTTTCCTCTCCCAGGTCTGTGTGTTTGATGCCCATGGTTTTGCTTCCCTTGGGATAGATCATAAAAACCTTATTCGGACCCCACCCTACCATGTAGATAGAGGTCAGGTCGGAACCGGTTCCACCGCAACCGATTACGTTGGTGGTCGCAGCGAGAGAAGGCATACGGAGGGCAAGCCCATCAAACTTCTCAGGGGTTGTCACGGTGCTACCATAGATAATGGTAGTAGCCAGGGTCTGGCTCATGCCTTCAATGAAAGCTGCAGCTTCCTGATTGCGGAACTGTTTGGGGTTAGGAGCAGAGTCTACGAGATCCTTGTCGGCTTCAGCATAACTCTCAAGCATACCGATAGTCTCGTACACTTCCTGCGTTTTGGACGCTTCAGCCGACACACCGGCATTCAGCTTCCTCCAAGATCCTGCAGGCAGATAAGATCTGCGAGTGATCTTGTGTCCAAAGGTGTCGTTGGCTTCAAGCCATACCGCATCGTTAAGGATCTCGTTGGTGTCATTGAGAACCTCTGCGATTGCAGCTAATTCGCCATCAGGGTCTTTCCTTTTAGCGAGTTCCAGAAGGGTCAACTGTGATGCAGCAGTAAGAACGGCCATTTTAAAATCCTCCTATTTCATAGATGTAAAATTCAGCATCGGTTCCCCTGTCATGGGGTCACGGTTACTGGCTTTATTTTTTGATTGGCTTTTCACGAGAACATCCTCACTAATGCTCTCGCTCAATCGTACCATGGCACGGACCATCTCAGGTGCATTGCCAAGTCCAGAGTCATCAAGAAACTTTCCGAATGAGGCAGGGAAAATGTTCTGCATGGTCTTCTTGGCCTTGTCCACATTCTCCTTAAATTTATTGCCCCACTCTTTCTGAAGTTCCTCTATTCCTTGCCTTGATTCCGCATCCTTCTTGGTCTTTGCCTCAGACTCTTCTGCCTTCCTTCTTTCCCAAAATTGTTTGTTCTGCTCAAGGCCTCTAGCGACAAGTCTTTTGAACTGCTCTTTCGTCAGTCCATAGTCCTTGGCTTCTTTGCGAAACTCCTCCAGAGATTTCTTCTGGATTTCGTCAAGGTCTTTCGCATCGAACTCGTACTCCTCCGGTTTCTCAGGAACGGCATACTTTTGTTTGAGCGTGAGGTGCTCTTTAGCTAGGGTTTCCGGTTTATCGTATCCTTTCAGAGAATCGTGAAGATCCTCTGGATACGCACTGTACCAGGGCTTCTCAGCAGCAGCACTTTGCTGTGTGGAATCTCCCTGTGCCTGGGTAGTAGTCTGGTCACCACCATCACCACCACCTTCTTTTGCTGCACCACTTGCTACCGGTTCTGTCATAACTTTTGCTCCTTATTGAGTTTCTTCAAGTGTTCTTCCCTTCGTTGCATGACCTCGTCTTCCCATTCGGCTTCACGCAAACCCAGGAGCATGAGACCAACGTCACGCTTGCCTTCGTTGAAGAAGGTCCACGAGTTGCCGGTCATGGTCATCTTGAAAACGTCACAGTAGTCCAAGATGAATTTGAAAAGTAGCCGGCCATCTTCCGTGCTCTCAAAGACACGTTTGGCAGCACCCTTCACCTGCTTCATGTACTCAGCATCGTGCTGTCTCTGCTCCGCTACTTTAGCCTTTGTTCCTAAAAGGTCAGGGGCTTTAAACTCTCTCATTATCTTGGCACCGAATCGAGACTATTCTGTAGTTGGTTTAGTGCAGACCCCTCTTCCATGTTCACCTCAGAAATGGTCTTCATGGTTTGGGCACCCTGTGCCATCTGCTGCTGTTGCTGTGCCTGGGCAACTTGCTGTGCTTTCACTTCCCTGGTCTTACGCACCATGTCATCGGATACGATGATGTTTGGCGGAGCACCAGTTGCGTTGGCATACTCATCCATAGCCTGATCAACGTCAAGCTTGTCGAGCACTGCAGGATTCACCTGGGCAACATTCAGTGCGTAGGTTGTCACTGCATCGATGGCACGAGTGGCAACTATCTTCTGAGCCTGGGCAAGGAGAGAGATGTACTCAACCTTGAGATCCATCTTGTCATCACCCTGTCTCTTTGCTTCCTCAATCAGTTCCTGTGGAGGAGGAGGAATCTTGCCCTCTCTCATAAGGATGGAGAACACCCTGTCTATCGTGGGGTTGAGCAGTTCATAGAACTGTCTCTCGATGACAGGTCCAAGCATGAGCAGTTTTTCCTCGTGCCTCTCCATCACCTCTGTGGCAGTCATCGAAGTCTGAGGAGCATTGACCAACATCAGGAACAGATCATTATATAGACCCTCCCTGATCTGGTTGCGAACATCCTCGATAGCAATGATCATGCCCTGCATGTCAGGGTTGATCTGGTAGATCGGCTCAAGACTCGATGTCTGTGTGGCGTTGTCCATGAACGTGACCCCACCGGCAAGGTGGCTCACCTCACTCTTCAGACTTCCGCCAGACTTCAACGGTGGCTCAACCATCTTCTGCAAGGCAGCAAGCTTGTCGCTTTGCATCTCCTGCAGCATCTTCACATCGGCCAGGATGTCATGCCCAGGAGACCTGCCATAAGTGTCTGAACCACTGATCACCCACCTTGGGCAGGCAGCAGGCCACTCGTTGTATCCGCCTTCCTCGATGATCTCCTCCAAGTCGTAATCGATGTACACACTTCTAACAGGCTTGTTCTTCTTGTCCTTCTTCATGGGGTCGTAGATGTCACGATACTCCACGGCATGGAGAACCTTCCTGTATTGATAAGGGTCAACAGACTCTTTCCTCAACTCCTGCTGCACGGTCTCAGGCAGGTTGTTCTTTCCAAACTTCTCAGCCATCTGCTTGATGGTCATCCACACTATCCTGTGTACCGTATCGACCATGCTCCTCTGGTTCTCAGCAATGCAGTATTCGCCAGGAGACAACACAACGAACCTGACCATGTCCTCTGGATCTTCCTCACAGAACATGACTGCAGTGCCGTAACCTGCCTCGTCACCGTACACCTTGTGTATCGCATTGTAGAAATTGCTTCTGGCAAACCTTCCATACAAGATCTTCTCGACTGTGTGCAACCACTCCTGCACCGGTCTGAACTCAGTGAGTTGATCATCATATAGAGACAACCGGAACCATGGTCTGGCAGGAGAGGTGAGTCCACCCTGCATACCTGCAGCAAGCACTCTCATTGCCCTGGTAGCGGTTGAGTCCACGAGGAAATCATATCTGGCAGCACCATCGTTGGGTGCGTCACCTGCTTCCTCAAACATGCCGGTCCTGGGCAGGATGTAGTCCCTGATGTCCATCCACTCGTCAACCCAATTGTCTCTCTGCTTCTTTAGAAACTCGTATCGGCCCAGGATCTCTCGTGCCTTTTCATCAGGCATGGTTTCCTCCTAATCAGGGTTGAGCACCCTGACACCAGTATTGTCGCACTTAGGGCATCTCTCATTCTTGGTCGGTCTTGCAACGAACCAAGTGTGACCACAGTGAGTGCACCGGACAAGCACACGCTTGACTGCCATTAGATCGGCACCTCGTCCCACTCGATCTGCAGCATGGTGATCGCTTTGACTGCAGTGGTGTTCTCAAAGATCAGGCTTTTCCCAGGCGGAATCTTGATTGGTTCTTTGAACTCAAACTCCGTTCTGGTAGCAGTGGTGATGATCAGACCACCAACCTGGGTGCCACTGACTGATGCAGCATTATTACCGTAGATTGCAATGGCAGGTGCACTGCCACCAAGAAGTGCATTGCCACTCGTAAGAGCAGTCGATCCCTGCTGTGCAGTGTGGTACTTGATCTTGACCGTGGTGCCGGCACCATCTTCTGCAGAGATGATCACCACACGCTTTACGTGACCAACTACTCCTGTGGTGGCAGCATTCCACAATTCAATGTAGGACTCTGTACCTGCTCCACCTGCAGCACTTGTGCCACATCCGAAACAAGACCTTATCGGAGTTTTTTCAATCATTGCCTTTCCTCCTATCCTCTACGGAAAACCTTAATAGTCTTTGCACCTGTCTGAGCAGCACAAGTGAAACGCAAATAGTAACCATCAGGAATGAATCTCACGAAGTCACTGAAGTCAACCATTCCTGGGTCACTTCCACTTGCACAAAGAACCACTGCCTCTCCATCAGTTGGGTCAAGGATGGTGTAGAAATTGGTGTCATCGGAACTAGCCTGCAGACCTATCGCACCATTGTCCATAGCAGGGAAGTAGGCACCATGGAATGATACCCAATTTTCTGCTTTGAATGATGTGGACACTGTGCCTGTGTTTGCCACGGTGACATCTACAGTTTCATCTCTGTACTTGATCATAGGTTCCTCGCATTGTACTTGCGTTCCTTGAGGCTTCTCTCAAGGTACTCGATGGCAACCTTATTGTATTCCTTGTCGCTAGGTCTCGCACCTTTGTCCTCAAGTTCCTGCAGCTTCTTGCCAACCTCTACCATCTTCTTGAGGTTGCGTCCTTTTCTCCACTTAGTGATGACCCACATTACTCAGTCTCCTCTTTAGCGTGTACAGCAACCACCTGCCTCTCTTGGTCCCACTGCCTGATGTCACCACTGGCAGATCGTTAGCAGGCAGGCCTGCTGTCATGTAGAACGTGTTTGCTGTCCTCGCAGAGTTATTGTCTTGTGCAGGTAGACCTGCTGTGATGTAGAAAGTAGTTGCCATATCAACTCGTGGGAAT